AACTGAAGAAGGAGCAAGCTGCTCGCGCCCTTATCGACAGTCCTGAGTACGCGTGCTCGTTGGTCGTGGCCAAGGACCTGTGGCTGACCAAATTCGGCGATGGCTGGGTTGCCCAGAGCGACGTCGAGGGTGCGCTGGGGATGCGATGGACCGAGCTGTGCGCCCGACTTGAAGCTGCGCACTGTATGGAGCATGAGATCAAAACAGATTTTGTGAGGTTAATACCATGAGTATTTTGAATTCACTTTTTGGGGTGCGCGATTACAACGCTCCGACGTCGGCAGACTACGCCAATCAGACGTACGCCGACAGCAGTAGTACTGCGGGGCAGAACGCGCAGCAAGCCATGACCCTCGGCGCCATGCAGCAGAATCAACTCGGCGTCAAGCAACAAGGTGGGCTTATCAGCAACACATTCGCCGAAGCAAACTTCGTTGACCCCAATAACGACCCTGTGTTCCAGATGTCGCTGCAAGACGCGCACACGTTGTGGGCTGCGAAGTTTGGTACGGACAGGTGGGTGAGCGTGAGGCCGAACACGAGACATGCCTTCTTGCAGCCAGATACGGAAGAAGAATTCAACTGGGAGGCAGTGACAGACCGCCTACGCAACGCCCAACTGTTAGAGCGACACATCAGCGGTATGTACCGCTTCATGGAGCATCAATGGAAATCGTAGAAAACAAAGCCGTGCGCTTTCGCACGCGCAACCCGCAGAAGTACAGCATCATCCCCAAGCATCGTGTCGACCCTGTGCCCGGTGGGCATGAGGTCACGGTGTACTGGGGCCTTGACGAGATGCGTGTTCTCAAAAACATGGGTGTCAAAGATGTACCCTCGCCCATCGAGCGTGCGTACGACTGGCCAGGGCGCTACGTGCCGATGGCGCACCAGAAGGTCACCGCGGGATTCACCACGCTGCACAGGCGCGGGTTCATCTTCAACGACCCCGGTACTGCCAAGACGATCAGCGTGTTGTGGGCCATGGACTACCTGATGAAGATCGGCGAAGTGCGGCGCTGTCTTGTGGTGTGCCCACTGTCCATCATGCAGTCGGGCTGGATGGGGAACATCAACAACTCGGTGATCCACCGCAGCGCCATCGTTGCGCACCACGAGAAAGCCTCACGCCGCATCGAGATGATCCAGGGCAGCTACGAGATTGTCATCATCAACTACGACGGGCTCAACCTCGTGGCCGATGAGATCAATGCCAACGGCAAGTTCGACATGATCATTGTGGACGAAGCGAACTGCTACGGGCTACCGTCGACGAAGCGCTGGAAGTCGCTGGCCAAGATTATTCGCCCGGACACGTTCCTGTGGATGATGACAGGTACGCCGGCGGCGCAATCGCCTATCAACGCGTATGGCATGGCCAAGCTGGTGAACCCGTCGGCGGTGCCGGCGTACATCACGGCGTGGCGCGACAAGGTGATGCTGAAAATCTCCACGTTCAAGTGGGTGCCAAAGCCCACTGCCAAGGACACGGTGTTCAGCGTGCTGCAGCCGGCGATACGCTTCACCAAGGCGCAGTGCCTGGACCTGCCGCCAGTACTCAAGACGACGCGCGAGGTGCCGATGACACCGCAGCAGCTGAAGTACTACAAGCTGATCAAGGACCAGATGCTGGCCACGGTGGCGGGTGAGACGATCAGCGCAGTGAACAAGGCGGCTGTGGTGAACAAGCTACTGCAGATCAGCAGCGGCGCCGTGTACACGGAGGACAAGGAGATCGTCGAGTTCGATGCCACGCCACGCATGAACGTGTTGCTGGAGATTCTGGAGGAGACGACGCGCAAGGTCATCATCTTCGCGCTGTACCGCTCGAGCATCGACATCATCCTGCAGTTCCTGATCAAGAACGGGCACGCAACGGAGACGATTCACGGCGATGTGTCCGCCACTCGGCGCGGCGACATCATCAACCGGTTCCAGAATGCGCAAGACCCGCGCGTACTGGTGATGCAGCCGCAGGCAACGGCGCACGGGATCACGCTGACTGCTGCCGATACCGTGGTGTTCTTCGGGCCGCTGATGAGTGTTGAACAGTACACGCAATGTATCGCCCGCGCTGACCGCCAGGGTCAGAACTCGGACAAGGTCACTGTGGTGCACATCCAGAGTAGCCCGATCGAGAAGAAGATGTTCCTGGCCATGGACGGCCGGGTGTCAGAGCATGCACTTCTGACGCAGATGTTCGACGAAGAAATGGAGGTAACGAAAAAATAGTTTGTCAAGTTCTTGACAAGTCCTGAAGCTAGTGTACGATAGCACACATAAGGAGCAAACAATGACAACTGAAGTGAACGACGTTACCTTGGACAAGCTGGCCAAGGTGTACCTGAAAATCCGCACGCATCTCGGTGTCATCACCAAGGCGTACGAGACCGAGGCAGAAACCCTCAAGCTCAAGCAGCAGGAAGTTGCGATGGCGATGAAGGACATCATGCAGACCACTGGCTTGAAGACGGCCAAGACCGACCACGGCACGATCATGTTATCCACAAAGACGCGCTACGTTGCGCAGGATTGGGACGCGATGAAGCGATTCATTATCGATCACGATGCCGTGGACCTGTTAGAGAAGCGCATTGCGCAAAAGAACATGAGCGAGTTTCTGGAGAACAACCCCGGTGTTGTGCCCCCAGGTCTCAACACCATGACGGAAGTAGATGTATCAGTGAGGAAAGCATCATGACTATGGACTTCGGTAGCGCCATCAAGGCGCTGAAGCTGGGCAACACTGTTGCCCGCAGTGGGTGGAACGGCAAGGGGATGTGGTTGAAGCTGCAGACCCCTGACGTAAACAGCAAGATGACCCTGCCGTACATCTATATGTACACCGCGCAAGGTGATCTGGTTCCGTGGTTGGCAAGTCAGACAGATGTCCTCGCTGAGGACTGGGAAATCGTTTCTTAAACAAGGAGTATGCACGTGAGTAATGTTACTGTTTTCAATCCCGGCGCAATGCGCCCCGCCTATGCCAAGCAAGGCGAACTGTCCGCAATCGCCAAGGCCCTGGCCGGTGGTGGTGCATCTGGCAAACGTCTGTCCATCAAGGGCGGTGTGTTCCGCCTCATCGTGGACGGCAAGGAGGTCACCTCGATCGAGGATCGCTATCTGGACGTTGTGTTCGTCAACGCGGCGCCCAAGGTGTCGCGCGTGTTCTACGCTGGCAGCTACGTCGAGGGTCAGGCCACGGCACCAGCATGCTGGTCGGCGGATGGCGACCGTCCCGATGGCAGCATCAAGCAGCCGCAAGGCGCCACGTGCGCAACCTGCCCGCAGAACGTCGCTGGGTCTGGCCAGGGCCAGTCGCGCGCCTGCCGCTTCAACCAGCTGATGGCTGTCGTGCTGGCCAACGACATGGAGGGTGACGTGATGCAGCTGAGTCTTGCCGCTACGTCGATCTTCGGTAAGGCCGAGGGCGAGAACCGACCGTTGCAGGACTATGTCCGGTACATGTATGCCCAAGGCATCGACGTGACGCACCTGATCACCCGGCTCAAGTTCGACACAAACTCGCCTGTGCCCAAGCTGTTCTTCAAGCCCATGCGGTGGCTGACGGCCGAGGAGCATGAGGCTTGCCAGGACCAAGGGAAAACCCCCGACGCGCTCAAGGCGATCTCCATGACTCCGGGTCATGTGGATACAGGTACTGCAGTCGCTGCCCCGGCACCGATGGCAGCACCCCAGGCCACCAAGCCTGCAAAGCCCGCTGCGCTGCCGCCCGAGGAGGATGATGAGCCGCCCGCACCGGCACCAGCAGCCACCAAGGCACGCAAGCCACGCGCAGCCGCACCTGCAGCGCTGCCGCCCGAGGAGGAAGCGGCGCCTCCAGAGCCAACCGTACGCGCGGCGGCGCCTGCCACGGCAACACGTGTGCCGGCAACGACGTCACTGGCACAGACCCTGAGCGAGTGGGACGACGAGTAAGTTGGGCCCCGGCTAACTGCCGGGGTCTCGCCTGCCTATCCACAACTCGAGGTTAATATGTCATACTCACCGAAGATCAAACAGAACCTCGCGCAACACAAGGGGCCGACGATGAAGATGCCGCTCGGTATTCAGCTTGGGAAGCTGGCCGTCGCCAAGGACGTATCTGTCATCGACGTGTCCGCGCAAACTGGCGCGTCGCGCACGACCGTTTACAACTGGTTCGCCGGCGGCTCCGTCACGAATGCGTATGAGCATGTCGTGCGCGAGGTAATCAGCACGCTCAAAGCGCGATAAGGGGCTCACATGGAGCCCTATGTATTCCTGTCGGCGGTGCTACCGTCGACAGGCAAGTACTGTCTTGCAACAATAGACCCTGGCACCCCTCCGACGCACAAGTTCGTCGACACGCAGGAGGAGTTGTATCGGCACACGGACCTGCTCGACACTGTCGGGCATAACGTCTACATGGCGCTGGCCAATTACGACAACGCTGGGCGCCGCCAGCAGATCAACGCGCAGTACATGCGTTGTTTTTTCGCCGATATCGACTGCGGCGTGAACGACAAAGGTCAACCAAAAGCGTACCCATCCAAGAGCAGCGCCATTGTTGCGCTGCACAAATTCCTGTCGGACACCGGTCTCGATGCGTTGGGGCAGCCCTGGCTGGTGGACTCTGGTGGCGGTGTGCACGTGTACTGGCCGCTGGACAAGGATGTCCCCACCGCTGCGTGGAAGGTGGTTGCCGAACAACTGAAACGGACCGCGTACGCGCTGGGCTTCAAGATCGACTACGGTGTCACGATCGACTCTGCACGGGTCCTGCGCATGCCCGGTACACGCAACCGCAAGTACACACCTGAGCGCACCGTCACGCTACGCAACATCGGCGGCACGTTCTCACTCACAGATATAGCCACGTGCTTGTCGAAACTGACACCAGCAGCAAACGTGCAGTCGCCAGTACCGGCGTTATCGTCCATTACCGGAACCCCGATCGTCGGGCCTATGAGCGCGGTGGCGACTGCACTGTTGGCGAACAGCAAAGTCCGGTTCAAAGATATCCTGACCAAGACCGTCGCCGGCACAGGCTGCGGGCAGATCAAGTTCTACATCGACAACGCGCAGCAGGACGGGCTGGAGCCATTGTGGCGTGCATGTTTGTCAATAGCCAAGCCCTGCACCGACGGGCTCAAGGCTGCCACGGTTCTCAGTCAGATGCACCCGTACGATACGGCACGCATGCAAACAAAACTGTCCGAGATCAAGGGCCCGTACCCATGCGCCAAGTTTGATGCAGAGAATCCCGGCGTGTGCACGGCGTGCGTGCACTGGGGCAAGATCACGAACCCGCTCGCATTGGGCAGGGTCATGGATGTTGTGACAACAGAGTCGGTAATCGAGGTAGGTGACGCCGACCTACAGCACACAGTTACCCGCCCCGTACCGCCACGGGGCTTTTCATTTGGCCGGCAAGGG